CTCGGGTATTCGGGTTCTTCCCCGAGCCGGCACGACCGCTCACCGAATAAATTCAAGAACATTCGGAGCCCATGGCTTCATCCTCGGTTCGAGCAAACAAGATAACTTGCCCTTCACTCTGGGGAAGCCACCAATGGGATGTTCCGGCCTTCTACAAGTCGGAATGGACCATGTAAGCCATCCAAACCAGAGAGATACTAAAACATCATATGCCATGACCGCTAGTCTCGGTGTTCCAAGCCGGACGAGCTGGTGATGAAGAGCGAGAGACGATCCTCTGCGAACGGGCACCATCTTGAGGTACTCATCGAAAGTCACGCCACCCATTCCACCATAACATACTGGTTCCAGTAAATCACGCATATGAGGTACCTTTTTACAGTACCTTTTATACATATGTTGATAATAGGACGGTATTCTCCGGTAGGTGTCACCCGACATGGGTCCGAACATTCTACCAAGGTGTAGGAAGCAAATTTCATCATGAGTATTCTTGAGAAAGTTATACTTGAAAAATCGAGAATTTATAGTATAAAGTTTGTTGGTGTGGTAGTTCTTACCTAATGACAACTGAAACCCAACACGGGCGACAGTTTCGCACCATAAACTATACTCCTGTTTATTGGCTTGAAAAAGGATATCATCCCCGTTGATAAGGCACCATCTACCTTTGAATAAATATTGCAAAACACAATAATTTATTATACAAAGGAGAGGAAAACTAAGAAGGGACCCCATAAGTTGTCCACGAGCCTGATGAATTGAAGTACCATTAGGATACTCAATTTCATGGCACGAGACTTCTTCAAGTGCAGTCCACCACAGTTTCTTCACCCACTCTGAAGTCGACCTTTCCAATATAACTCTCATTATATTGTATTGCAATTCAGGGCAGAGATAATCTGTAGCTGACTTGTAATCACCTGAGACGAAAGGGCGTTTCGGATCAGCCTTAGGGATATCGGTCTTTTCTAACTCCCTATTGGTAAGACAAAAGGACTTGTTCTTTCTTAATTGCGCCATAATAGAATTTTGTAATGGCATTAAACACTTAAGAGAGACCTCACCTTTTGTAATAATACGAATCTTACCAGGCTGTTGAACAGCACATGCCTTTACTTTATAATGTCTTTCCATACAAAGGAATCGATTATAATTAAAGCATGCGTCTCCGAAAGCCGGGAGCCCAACAGACCCAACATGGTTAGTTGCAACGCCGCCCTCATAGACGGCTCGAGATTGCAACGAACCACAGTGGCCATGTTTATCCCAACCAACCGGGAATAATCCTTCAACAAGATCTAATATACCATCTGAAATTTGACCATCAGCAATGATACCAGGAGTCCCAAGAACTGCTGCATGCTCACTGAGTGAATTTTCCACCATGTCTTCAGGAGCAAGACCGTACCCCTTTTTTACCATCAATAAGGATACTAGCATTCTACGTTGTTTCATTGAAGGATTAAATGAACAACGCAATAGATGTCTGTGCAACCTACAGGAATGAAACCTTGGTTGTGCAGGTTCATCAAATGGAGTGTTAGTCATCTTACACATGTATAAAGTCGAGTAATACTTTATACTCGAAACCAATTGAACATGTGTTAAAGCAGATGCCTGCGATGTCACCGCTTCCATTTTTATAGAGAAACCACGTGCCCAGACATGAAGGGCGTGTGTGATACTCTTATGGAAGACGGCGCCTTCTTCGGTGCCCGGCAATCCAGGCGTTGGACGGTCGTGAATGCAGCCAACCGATCGTGCACCACTATAGACCGTCAATTTAG